ACCATCAGGAGGGGATATGAGTCAGCCATTTTCGAGGTCTTTGGCGATGCTCGCGGCGATTCAAGGCTTTGTCGCAGCAGGCTGGAGTCAGCATCAGATTGTCGCAAACCTCGGCGAATACAAGAGCCGCGGTCACGGCAATGGTAAAGGCCAGTCATCAGCGCACTGCGTCGCCATCGACCAACGCGCAGCCAAGAAGCGCCGCAACAAGAAGAAGGACCGCGCTTCGTCTCCTGATATCGCGCTTCGTCGCGAATATTATAAATATCAGGATATCAAGGGCCTCTTCATCGGGTCGAACCTTGTGTTCAGTTGGATCAACGACTTCATCGCAACCAGTGCGATGGGTCCGTATCTGTTCGGGACTACGAACCAGTTCTCCGCTGTTGAAGTTGTCGACAAGAAAATTCTCGATCAATATGCGCAGGACAGCAAGAGCCTCAAGATTGTCACGCCTATGGACAAAGGCGACAAGACTGGCAAGAAACCGACTGACCATTCGTCGCGTATTGATGCGGGCTCGGTTCTCGTAAAATTATCAACTCCGAAACTGGCGCTGCAGGTCAATCCTCTTGCGAACATGCCTGAGTCTTCATCGGCTCTGGGAGACTCGTATCAACGCCAGCGTGCAGGCATCAATAATTTTGAAGATGCGCTGAAAGAATTCGACAAGCAGATCGGAGCCCTGATCGGTGTCCCGAACTACAAGTTTGGTCGTACGCTCAAGCTTGTGAAACATGACACGCGCGGTCGCAGCATTGTCGTCAACATGAAGCCGATGGCTTCGCCGCTGACGAAATTTTCTGAATTCGCGTCTGAAAAGGGTGAGTCTTTCACGTCCAAAATCCAGAAGGCTGTCGGCCTCGGAATGGATATCGAGACGAGCAACATTCCCAAAGCTTCTGCGCAGATGATGGAATTCGAAATCGCAATCGATGAAGATTCCTGCAAACTGACGCCGTCGCCTGCCGCCATTGATACAATCTTGGCCGATCCTGTTCTCGGACGCAAGCTTGAAGAAGGCACGCTGACATTTGAAGAATATTCTTCTGTCTCCATTCCTTACTTCACCATGACGCTTCACGTCGGCGTGTATATTCGTTATCCGCTGCGTTACGCGCTGTGGGCGACTTGCGTCAACAAGGTTGAAGACTTCAACGCCGCCCTGTTCATGGACCTTCACAACACGCGCGTTACCCGCGCTGTAGATACGAAAAAACAAGGTCAGGCTCGCACACCTACTTGGATGAGCGGCATGAACCAAGTTCGTGATGAAGTGCGCCGCTATGAAAAGGAATTCGATCACAGGTTCAAGCCGCGTGTGAACGAAGACGGATTTGCGCTGACGAAATCGGCAACTCCGATCTGGGTTCCTGAAACGGACAACACGGACGAATTCATGCAGCGCATGAAGAACCGTCACGACCGCACTACTGGTGAAGTTCGTCCTCCTACGTCTGCTGGTCTTAAGAATTATCCTGTCTTCACGGACTGGAAGCACTCCAAGTTCTCGTACTGCAACGACTCGGGCTTTCTCAATATTATCGACTTGTCCGGTTGCTCAGCCATGCCACCCGCGTTCATCTATCGTTCGCTGGAGCAGGAACTTCACGTTCAGAAAACGTACTGCGGTAACTTCTGGACGCAACACGCCAACAAACTGGACAACGACAACAAGCTGTTCGACGAAGTTGCGCATAAATTCGAAAATTCAGCCAAGCATCCGAACACGCGATATACCGGCGTTCGCAATTGGAGTGCTGCGTTCAACACGCTTACGTCCTCGCCTGCATTCATGAGCCTCAACTACATGGACGCGTTTGGCGAATGGGATGATAAGGAAAAGGAAGAAATCGACAAGCTGCCGCGTGCGCAGTATCCGTATCAGTACCTTATTCTGGACATTCTGCGTGCTGGTGCGTGGAAACTCCTGCAACTCGTGGACAAACGCGACAAGCACGACATTGCCTTCCTCACGCTGATCGAGGAAATCCGGTTCGGTGCGTTCTGTCTGACCAAATATTCTAAAAACTCGGCCAAAATCATCGAAGCCTATCAGGCGATGAAAGAGTCCAATCGTCTGGCCGACGTTGATACGGATGACTTCATTCCGGAAATTGCAAACCTGCCGGGTCTGGACTCGCTGCAGCCTCACCAGATCGAGGTTGTCGGCGCGCTGGCCAAGAAAGTTCCGCTGTACGCAATCATCGACGTTGCTGCAGGCGGCGGCAAAACCATCATTGCAATTTCAGAAATTATCCTGATGCTGGACAAAGGTCTGATCAACCGTCCAATCATCATGACCAAGGACAACCTTGTTGCCGAATTCATGACCGAGATTACCACGGTCAGCAAAGGTCAGGTCAACGGCGTTCCGATTACCGCCGCTACGGTTGAACAGCACACGCGCAACTTTGACATTGATGCGAAGAAATTCGTTCAATGGGTCAAGTCGTTCCCGAAAAACACAATCTTCGTGGCGGGATACAACTTTGCGAAGAAGGCCGACTCGACCAACGAGGACAAGTCTCTCTTCCGTAATGAGAATAATAGCGCGATCATTCGTAACCGCAACGAGATTGTCTACGGCAACTACATCGGCAGCCGTATCTCCGAGCGCGTGGACGGGCAAAGCATGACGGCGTACAAGCCGCTTGAAACCTATCCCATGTCCGACCTTCTGGTGATGTGCGACTTCGATTACGTCAACTGCGACGAAGCGCATTATATTAAAGAAACGGATGCGCAAGTTACGCAAGCCGTCAACAACGTCATGGCGACTGCAAAGTATCGCCGTTGGATGAGCGGGACAATCGTGACCAATACAGCAATCGACCTTGTAGGCATCATGTCTACCTTGGGCGTGTTCGGAACCAAGGAAGACTTCAAGAAACAGTACATGCAGGGCCGCGCTCTCAAGCCCGGCATGGCGTCAGTCGTTCTTGAGCGTATCAAGGAACGCGCCGGTATTATTACAAAACGCCGTAAGGATTGGGCATATATCATGCCCGATATTCACGAGGAATTCATCCCGGCTTACATGACGCCGCTCCAGCAAAAATTCTACAAAGACTTGCTGGAACAGGCGATGGCTCGCTTCGAGAAAGAATATAAGAAAATTCTCGGCAAAGACGCGCCTGATGGAGTCGAAGTCAAAGACGATGGCGAGGAAGACGACGTTACGTCCGAAGAGGCAGAACGCCTGCTCGCTGCTACACTGACGCGTCTGGAAGTTTTCGTCGGCGCTCCTGATGAAGACAAGCCGCGTGGTGCAGATGCGCTTGAAGATGGCGTGAATGCTATTCACGCGTTCAAAAACCTTGTTCCCAAACCCGGCCCGGACGATCTTGTGTCGCCCAAGGTCAAAATGTTGAATAAAGTTCTTGCGGCTCACTTCCACGGCGTTCCCCTTGTCATCGATGGTGAAGACACTGGAATTACCAAAGACGATTCGCAGGACAAGAACGGCGGACCCGCAAACAAGGTTGTCGTGCTGTCGTACAACAAACCGTTGTCGCGTCACGTCATGCGTCACTGACGCGTCACGCTCCGAAGGCTTTGAAAACCGTCAGAAGTGACAGATGACAGATTGTGACGCATTTTTCAGTTAACAACTTATTACGATATGACGTTGCATGAGACACGACGCGCTCTTTTTTTTTGTCCGTGTTCCTATAGCCCGGTGATGGGCGAGCCCTCCGGGAAGCGTCATTCGTCATAAACCAGCGTAATCATTAAGGAATGTTGCGTCATTTGCGGATCGCGCTTCTGTCATTCAGCGTCACGCGGCGTGCGAAGACGTGGCCAATTATGCTACGTTTCCACACATGCACCGCGCGCAGCGATGCGTCTCCCCCGTCCCGCCTGCTCTCAGTCCTCGCGCTCCCCGTAGCGCCCGCCGTCGCCCTTGGGCTTCTTCGGCTGCACCGCCTCGATCAACGCGATCCCTGACCGTTGCCGCTCCGTCCCCGTCCGCCGTGACACGTACCCCCGGTCTTCCAGTTTCGAGCCGAAGCGTTTTTTACTGATCGCCTCCTCGCCGGAGCGCGTCGCCCACCCGATATAGGCGGCATAAAGCTCGCCCGTGGCGGTGATCCGGTTCGCGTCGCTCACGTCGCAGCAATCCTCGATGAATTTGGAGAGCGCGTCTTGATCGCCCTTGTATTCCGCGACGGCTTTCAGCACTTCCGGGGGCGGCGCGAGCCCCTCCGTCTGCCAGGCAAGACACCCCTTGACCGCCCACGCGAGGATCCCCGGTTGCTCCGCCTTGAGCTTCTCCACGAGATCCTTGTCCTTCTCCGCCTCGGGGATGGTGACGGTGAAGGGGATCAACATGATCCGGCGCCAAATCCCGAGGTCCCCACCCTCGATCTTCGGCTGGTGATTGCCGGGGATGAAAAGCTTATGCGTCGGGTCGAACTCGAAGAAGTCCTCGCGCATGTGCCGCGCCTTGATCTTGTCCCCGCCCGTGAGTTGCTTGATCGTCGACTCGGCAAACGAGCGGTTCTCCGGCACCTCGGAGCAGACAGCGAGACGCCGGCCCATGAGGTCGGCCTGCTCTGTCGGGTGCGTCTCACCCTTCTTCTCCATGAGCAGGTCGGGCGCCGTCGCTCCGCCGTATCCGCCCATGAGTCCGAGCACCGTGTTGAGGAACGTGCTCTTACCATTGGCTCCCTTGCCATAGAAGAAGAAGAGGACATGCTCCCGCACAGACCCGGTGATGGCATACCCGACCGCGCGTTGCAGGAACGAGATTAGGGCCTTATTGCCGCCCATCACCTTATCGAGGAAGGCCGTCCAGAGCGGGGCCTCAGCGGCGAGCGAATAGGCGACCGGTACAAGCTTGGTATGCATGTCCTCGCGCCGGTGAAGGTGCATCTGCCCATCTTTCAGGTTGATCGTCCCATTGAGGCAGTTGAGCGCCCACGGGTCGGCGTCGAGTTGCGCAGGCGTAACGGGAATGGCGGGCTCCGATGCGGCAAGTTTGATCAGGGCGGAGATGCGCGTAACGCTCTCACTGATCTCCGCCCATTCGGCGGTATCATCGTTCTGATTGGCTTTGGCTTCTGCCCCTATCGCCCTAACCGTTGACTTGGCCCTGCGGCTCACCTCGTCGGTATCATCCTCGCGCCATCGCGCCTCATCCCCTACCAACCACTTCCCCCACGCCGTGCAATGCCGAAAGTCGGCGCCATGCCAATGGCCTGCATCCGGTTGGATTGGTCGGTGTTGTAGGCGTTGCCGTACATCTGAGTCGCAACGTCAGTCAGCCCCGCCGCGTACTGCTGCTGAAGGCCAGAGTTGCCGAAGCTGCCGGAGTTGACCGCCGAGGTGTTGAAGTTGGACTTCACAGAGTCCTGCGCCTTCTGCACCATCGAATCCAGATATGGGTTCGTGTTTCCGCCCTGAATGAACTGATTCAGGTTCGACTCCGCGTTACCCATCGTGGCCGAGCCATTCATGGCCCGGTCCTGAATCATGCCGATGCCAGCCTGCTGCGTATTGTTCAGGTCGGCGTAACGCTGCCCGCCGTAGGCTTGCCACGGGGTATTCGCAAGCTGGGTGGCCTGCTGCGTGTACAGGTTCGCCAGAGGCTTGAATTCCTCGGCAATGACGGGTGTAGATGTGCTGGTGCTGCCACCTCCGCCGCCGCCATAGATGCGCCGCCCGCCTTCCATGCGTGTGCAGCCTGCGCCGAAAGGCTCCCCGGCTGCGTACAGATCACGTCTGCTGATACTCATGCGTCCACCTCAAGAATTTGATACACCGGCTTGAAGCCGCATTTCATCGAATACAGGCGCTCTTGCGCCGGGCCTGCTGCACAGCGAACCTTGGAGCACCCCAGCGTCTTAGCCATGTCTTTGATGGCGGCAAAGAACGTGTGAAACTTGCCGTTGTGCGCCACCAGATCAGTCACGAACAGAACGCGAACATTGGGCAGTTGATCAACCCGAACCACGCCCCACCCGCGCACACCGTCAACGGCATCCATGCGGATCAGGGTGCGCTCCCCACGCGACAAGATCAGCTTGAGCTGATCACCCGTGATCTCTCCGCCTGACGTGTCGCACGCCTCAGCGAGACATGCCGCGCCATCGCGCCAAGCAAGGTCGATGTGTGAGGATGGAATGGGTGTAAGTTGCATCAGCCGCCCGTCAGGTAGCGACACTGAACCCATGTGCCGGGAGTCCCGCCAGAGACGCATTTCCAGCCGTCAATGACGTATTTCGCTCCAGCAGTCCCCAGTTCTGAGGGGGTGTTGTTGGCGACGAAATCACCCTGCGCAAAGGTGCCTGTCGTTGGGGCTGATGATCCGGCCTGGTAAAGCGCGACGGCCCGACCCTCGGACAGAGCGTTGACCTGCTGCGCCACCTCGCGCATCCATTGCGCAGTAGCCGCATCGACGCTCTGGCGTGGTGTGGTGCTGATCCTCATTCCGACCCTTCCGGCGTCAGTTTCAGTGCGTGTCCGAAAACTGTGGCGCGCCCGTAGAAGAAGAATGTGAGGCGGTGCCAACGAGCCGACGCCAGCACATCAAACCGGCCCTCTGACATGGTGGACACGCCACCGGCAGATAGCGCGTCACCAGCGTCGAACTTGAACTGAGTCGCCATCAGGCCCGACCCCGGCTTCTCGCCTGGCGCGAATCTGACGCGCACTCCGCTTAGCAGCGAATAACGGTCATCGTCCCCGTAATCTCCGGAGGTGTACCCACACGAATCAGACTCGCCAGTCAGCGTTTGCAGTTGGTGACCTCCGCTGAAGATCGCCAGCGACCTGCCGCCAGATACCCAAAAGCTAGAGTCGAACGAGTAGCCCGCCAACCCCTCAAAGTCGGTCGATACGGACGACATGCCATCGATGGTCAGGCCCGCACCTACGTAGTTCAGGACGGCCTCCGTCACTAGATCGACCAGCCCCCACTTTTGCGTGGTGGTGTGATAGACCAGCGCACGATCAGGGGCTTGCGAGTTCAGCGATGGGAAGAACACCCACACCAACCCGGCCTGCTTGTCATAGGCGCAGCGGATGCGCTCCCGAGCCTGCGGGTTTGAGTTCGCATAGAACCAGTCGCGCACGACACCGTTGCCGATCTTGGTTGGCCTCGCCCCATCGAACAGCCATAAATTGTCAATGCCGACGACGAAGTGAGCGCCACCGGTATCACACCACGCCTCTTGCCCGACACATCCAGCCTCGCCGCCTGGGACCTCTTGCCAGTCCCACACAGCCGGGGCGCCGATGTACTGGCCCAGGTAGATGGCGCGCTCTTTGTAGGCTACGGCGTAATCACCGAGCTTGCCGCCAGCAGTCAGGCGGCCCGGGGCGCTCACCAGTCGGCCTGTAGTGGCCTGGGTGGTCGTGGAGGGCGTCCAATCTGCGTCATTGAATGCCGCGCTGCACCACCATCGGTCCGGGCTGTTTCCGAATCCCGCGTCATCGGTATGCAGCGCCATCACAAAGCCCTGAACGGTAAAGATCACCTTGGCCTTTGGGGCACCTGAGATGCTGGAGAATGCCCCTGACCCAGCAGAGCGCTGAATGGGGTCGGCAAGGTTAGCGGCAAGCGTTGAGTCGCCGAACTGCGCAAAGCTCCACCGGGCATCCGCGCCGCCAGCGTATGCCGCGCCGGACACGTCCACCCACGCCCCCGCTGAAAGCTCGTACAGCTTGCCGGTCGTCCCGGCGAAGATGCGTCGCGTGTCGTCCAGCTTCGTGATCACCGCAGCGCCGATGCAGGGCGCGGCCAACACGGGCGCACCTGTCGCATTGACAGGGCTCGGGGCGCCTTTCATGCCGCTTTCATCTGGCACCAAATTGACCACATCCAGCATCACGCCCGGAGTGGTCGGGTCAACGTCAGGCGAGAACCCCAGCAGCTTATCCACGGCGCACCTTCACCTGCAGGCCAGAGTTGGATGGCATGGTCTTGCGCTCGATGAAGCGGCGAACCGCGTCTAGCTTCGCGGCAACCATCACC